CGGTGTTTAATATCAAACTCTAGCGTGTCACCGTTATCGGTATAGACCGCACCACAAGATATTTGTAGTAACTTGTTCATGTTAACTGCTGCATTGGCGGCAGTAACCTGCTCCCCTGCGGCATCCATAACCATCTTATCTCTTAACAACTTATAGTATTTAATTTGTTGTCGGGTCATTTCGACTTCGCGTTTGGTGTATACCATCGGTGGTAAGTCTAGACACTCATCTTTAGTGAACCGGATAGCAGGTTGTAATACCCTGAACACCGTATCAGTAGCATCTTCTTTAGGCACCCATCTAAAGTTACTTATTTTATACATAACTTGATCGCGGAACGCCCCGGCAAACCTAGGTACAGCAATAGGGTTAACAAGTTTTGCTAAACCGTACGCATCAACAGGACTCTGTGCAGCGGGAGTACCTGTCATCATCCATAACCATTTGTCTGGTGTCATCAACGCATTCAAGGTTTTCCAGCGTTTGGTTTGTGTATTTTTATAGTGAGTAGCTTCGTCCACAATTATCAGGTCAAACCCACCGTCCATGATGGCATCCATTACAATCTCAACACCGTCATAATTTATTATCACGTAATCCGCGTCACCCCCTATGATCTCCCTGCGTTTTTTCGCAGAACCATACGCAACCGCAACTGTTCGGTGCATAGCAAAAGTAAATAAATCATTACGCCAAGCAGAATCCATGATAGATAACGGACATATAATCAGCACTCTGCGTATACGTTTGACGTTCATTAGGTAATCTGACGCCCATATTGCACTGGCGGTTTTACCTGTACCCTGCTCATTGAAGCAGAATGCACGCTTGTTTAGTGTAAGAAATGATGAAGTAGTTTTTTGGTGCTCGAACGGGGTATACCTACCAGTCCACTTGTACTTGCCTTCAATCGGTGAAGGCACTTTGATATTTAAGTTCTTCAGTACATGCGCTTCGTCTATACCCCACTTAACCACTACTTTGTTATCAGGTAGTTGTTTGCTTTCGGGTATAACAGTCGTCACTTTCTGCGGATTACGCAGTCGCAAAAGCAACGCTTTGTTATCTATAATTTCCATGTGTCCTCCTAAAGCCCCGCTTCGTCCACAGATGGGGCTAGGTCTGCTATGAAGGGTCTTTCGCTCCCCTGAACTAGCCTGATTTTTGTACTCTGCAACTGGAGGGTGCTTCGTACGTGGTTTAAAGACGCATCAGGTTCAGCGTCTGGTAGGCTTCTTCTGTCTCGCAACGGGTGCCTTCTTAAGGTTACGGCTACGGTTTTTACTTCGACTTTCTACCTTCACACCGTCTTTGTTGCTACCACCTCTCGCCAGTGGCTTGTTATGGCTAACGTCCTTGCCTTCTCGCTTGTCCGCTTTGCCGTTGTTATTCGCATCTTTACCTGTCTTATCCATTGCACGTCGGGCACGTTGCCGTTCCATCCGACGTTTGAACTCTGGACTATCGACTGGTTTGTTTACTTGTTTCTTTCTGTCTGCTTTGTTTTTGTAAGGCATTTAATTTTCCTGCGGTAGGTGGTACTTAATCATTTGATGGTTTTCTAGATATGGGCGCTCAGTTACCGCCTCAACCGTCATAGGGTGTCCTACTTTCGTTTGGTAACGTAAAGCACTTTCCAGAGCATCGATTTTATGTGTCCAGTACCCATCTACCAACCCAGTTTCTGTATCTACAACTAAATATGATTCTTTCACTACCCTCTCCCGTTGTGCGGACACTCAAGCACCACGCAATGTGCTTTGCATAACCCGCTGGGGTTAGCGTTCCACGTATCATTCTCGAAGGCTGACTCCATACTAGTGTAGTCACCTAACCATTTACCCCATAGGTCACCCTGACCCGCTAGAGTATACGTATCTTTTACTAACTCGTTTGACACAACAAACATCAACCCACCCCGTACCTCTGTGATATTGGGGAAGTGTTTGAATGCCGCCAGTGCCATCAACTCAAGCTGCCCTTTGTCAGCATAGCGAGCGTTCTTACCAGTTTTATAATCTATCACCCAAGCTAACTCACTCTCTTCATCAAGGATTACCAAGTCTGCAATACCGCGAAACCACACGTTATCCGCAAAAAAGTCGCAGGGTTCCAAGTTTTCGGTAAGCCCCATTTTATATTCGCATAACTTCTTACCACGTTTAGCGTTAAGCGCATCCAACCCGGCCTTGGCGTAGTTGAACTGTGGTGGTAGCGGTACGTTATCCCGTACGTATTTCTCGGCTGCTTCATGGAACGCGGTGCCGTAATACATGGCTTCCGTCTCAGGCTCGGAATAATCCTTAGCAACCTTCAAGTGGTAAAACTTCTTAGGGCATTGCTCGAATGCTTTTATCTTACTGAACGACCAAGGTGCTATGCTCATCACTCTTCCTCGGGCAGGAAATCATCTATTTCGATCAACGCATGGATGACTGCTACTAGTTCTGACTTACGCAGACTGATTGACTCCAGTACTGGTGGCTCTTTCGTGCAATCTAAGTGGTGGATCAGAGTCTTAATTTCACCGTCTTTTTTATGCACGGCTACTGACACAATCTCTTCACCTGTTTCTGCCATCCCCACCAAGGCTGCTATCTCGTTATCTAGTGGTTCCCTATGTTCTTCTCGTAGGCGTAATTGCTCTTTATATTCTTCTAAATCAACAACTTGACTCATTCACAATCTCCGTAGGACTTGGCAACACCAGATTCACAGTTGATTGGTAGCCCGTTAGCCCAATAAGGTGTCCAACGCATACACTCTTCAATGTATCGCTGGGCTTCTGCAACTTCGTCCTCGGGGACACAACACACAACGGAGTCATGAACCGTCAAAACAACACGATATTTTTTAGCAATTTTTAGCATCTGTTCGCCTATTATGCAACGAGCCACCGCTTGACATACGTTCTCTATAACCTTCCCACCGTATATCCGGTTTCGGCCTCGACGTACCTTGTAGGTATACTCCATACCTTTCTCGCCTTGCTCACCTTTTATATCGTGGTAGTACATCAACAAGCCAGATGGTAATTTGATTGCGTTCTGTTCAGGCAACACTTCCAACACATCACCGATACCCAACTGGGTTTTATTATTCATAGTCATGTTTTCTATGGTGTATGAGGCGTCTTTCCACAACCTAGTTATGTGAAAATTTGTTTCTCTGTAGATGTTTATGACGCGGCGAGCTTCGTCTAGCTCTATGTCAAACCCAAACGATTGTAATTGGTCTTTGAAACGTACGGCTCCCATACCGTAACCAGCACCCAGAATGGTAGTTTTACCGACGAACCGCTGGTCTTTGGTCACATCTTCTTCTCGGTTGACGCCATATATCGACATCGCCATCTTCTTATACACGTCATCACCAACATGGAATGCTTGGGTTAGGTCGTCCTGCCCTGCTAACCATGACAATACGCGTGCTTCAATCTGACTTGAGTCGCAGTCAATCAGCATGTACCCATCAGGAGCAACCATACTTTTCTTGAGTTTCTTACCGTTTGGCCCACGGCTAGGCAGATTCTGGAGGTTGATCTTGTCAGCGCCACCCCAGCGTCCAGTATGTGCCGCATAGTATTTAACTGGTACAGGCAGCAACCCTCGCTTGGCTATGTCAATAAACCGTTGCGTCCGTGTTTCTTCTAAGGTGCTTTTGTTGCCAAGTCTGGCGTTAACAAGTGTCTGTATCCGCACGTCTTCGTGCTCTAACAACGCCTTGAATGCTTCATCCGTTTTGGCGAACGCGTATGTTTCTTTACCTGTGGTAGGACTTATCTTGGTTGGCGCAATAACGCCTAGCCCCCCAAGTAATTCGGCAAACTTGGGGTTACTCATCAAATCTTTCTTATCTACACCGGCATCCAGTAACAACTTATCCTTAATATCTTTGGTGTCTTCTAGATGCTGTTCCAGTAGTCCTAAATCTAGATCTAGCATAGGTTCGATAAACATGCGGAGGGTAAGATCTATAATCTTTAACTCTTGACGTGGGAATTTCTTACCCATTACACCAAATAACTTATAGGTAAGTTCCACATCGTTGATACAGTAATCGCCGTATCGACTCAACTCTGCCTCATTGAAATCCAACCGCTGTTTACCTATGGCACTTAAAACTTCGGTGCCTTTATCTCCGAGGTTATACCGTTCGGCCATCGCCTTGAGGCTTCCCCCAGCCTCCACCCCGTGAAGAGCACGACCAATGCACAAAGTGTCAGCCCACACCCTAGGATGAATATCAAATATCCAAGACAATATAGCACCATCAAACATGGTGTTATGAGCCAATACCATAGAGTTTCGCCAATCAAATTCCGTAAAATATTGCTTAAGCTGTTCATGTGTTCCACTCGCCCATTCGGTAGCTCCGTTGTTTACTTTTATAGCTACGCCGATCACTTCAAATCTAGGGTCACGTACGTACGCTTCTGTTGTCATCTTACTCAACGAAAACTCTTTGTCGTAGTATGTCTCGAAATCTACCGTTATGAGATCCATAATTTATCCAGTAACAAGTTATCTGCAAAACCGTTAATTACCAAAGTCCACATTGTCAATAGTGTTAAATTTGGACTTTTTGGACTTTCTAAAAATCAGTAGGGGCCTCGCACCCCTCCGGTGTCAGTTATACTTCCTGTTTAGGCGGGCTTTAACACACTAGAAAGTTCACGCCATCTGAATTATTGTAGGTTGGCAATCTCACCACCGCACGCAAAGTACCCTGCACCATCAACCCAGTTGTCGATATGGTTAGGGTTCTGCTTGATTCTCGCTACCTTGAGCAAGGCCATCATAACTGCTACATCGTGAGCTTTGACGGGTACGCCTAGGTGCACTGACCAGTATTGAGCAATACGTGTAAAGTTATCCTCTGCATCGCCATGATCTGATTGTCTGTCTTTAGTTATGTAGGCTTTCGCTATATCTAACAGGTTGCCTCTCGTTGCCAATGGCTGCGGCGGTATATCGTTATGTTCCTCATAACTTGTTTGTACCTCTGCACTTACTCCGGTAGACGGTACCAATACCGACGTTGCCGCTGCTGTCGATTCCGCTGCAATCTCTGCTTTAGCATCCCTATACTCTGCTGCTTTAACTTGTTTACGTACTAAGTGCGCGTAGCTGGGACTACAATTAGCTTTCTCAGCCACCAAGCGTACACCCCAATTAGGGTATTTTGCCATTATATCAAGTACCTTCCTTCTCTTATTCACATCCTTCTCCTAGAAATCGAACTCATATTGATTAGGGTCATTGGACTTGGCCCCCAGTAGGAACATTACATCCGTCCAGTTATCCTCGTTTATCACGACGGCAACACCACCCACTGCGGCGATGTCATCGAGATTCTTTTGCTGTAAAGCTGTTGGTGTGTTCTTCCCAGCCTTACATTCAATACCAAAAAACTTACCGTTGTAGCA